GGTGGGGCAACAACAACTGGGGTGCAGCTTACGGTAACAGGTCAGATAGGAAGAGGGACTCAAAAGCACAGGCTGACATTTGTTTACAACGATATAGGCGGGTTTTAAACAATGACAACTGCTGCATCACCTACTGCCTCAATAGCAACCGCCTCTGCTGGATCAGTTGGGCCTTTGCCTCCGTCAACTCCGATCACGGTGCAGCCTTCTGCCTGTTTTGGCTTGAGAACCGCAGGCTATGTAATTAACAAAGCACTCCTTTTGACAATGGTGCAGGGTGCTGATTCTGCTTGGGAATCTGACGAGTATGAGGACGCGCTTGATGCTTTAAACGATTACATGGCTTCTCTGGAGGGCCAAGGAATAAGACTAGGTTATCGCCGGGTCTGTAATATTTCCGACATTGTGACTGTATCCGACGGTGCTATTCGAGGGATTATTGCCAGTCTTGCCATAGAGCTATCATCACAGTTTGGCAGCATTGTTTCACCGGGCCTGTTTATGCAAGCCAAGGAAGGTATGCGAGCTATCCGCAGAGAGGCCATCAGAAGCGGTGTAACACGATACCCCAACACATTGCCCAGAGGGTCAGGCAGCGAGGGCTGGTATGGAAGCGGGTTTAGCCATTATTATAATTCATCGCCCTTTGCTACGATCTCCATGTCTGCCAATAGACGAGAGACTGAAATTTCTGTTGCGGCTGGAGCAGAGAAGGCTCAAGGGATATGGCAAACGCTAAGGTTTTCTGGCCTAGAAGTTGACGTTAGTGGCCGCATTAGAAACACTGGCCCAAGGGTTCGCGTACCAGTTAATGCTCAGTTCACACTGTCATCTCCTAGCGAAATTCTGACAGGTCTTGTGGGCTTTTCAAAGAACGGTTGGATGGATATTTACGTTACTACGCCAATTAACGTCACTCCTGTATCAGTTACTCTGGCTGGAACTATTACCTTGGAGTCTGGAGAGTTTCTGGATGTTGTTGTGGCTAATGCTGAAACAACTGTAAACATTACCTTATCGGACGCTGTTGTGAGGCTTGGCTAATGGAGCCTGTATCGCTGCCATTTGCTAACGGCTTCTATATGTCTAACTCTCTGCCTATCTCCGCGCAGCAGTGTGTGAATGTTTTCAGGCATGTCCCGGATGAGCCTGCACTAAACCAAGAAGCTCTGCTGGGTACGCCCGGAATATATCAGGCTGCAACCACAGGCCCGTCGGTAGCAGACATCAACCGTGGAAGTCATTTGTTTAAGGGCAACGCCTACTTCGTAAACGGGGCTTCACTTTTTCGATTAAACGCAGACGAGACAACGACCAATCTGGGTACGATACTAGGCAGCGGAAGGGTTACAATGGCTGCTAATGATACTCAGCTAATGATTCTAGTGCCGGGCGGGGATGGTCACATCTTTACCAAAGACCCGGATACACTGACCAAGATTTCAGACACAGACTTTACTGCCAGTGGCAATCCGCAGTATGTTGTTTTTCTGGACGGATTCTTTGTCTGCACAACTGATGCAAATAAGTTCATAGTCTCTGCCGTCAACGATGGCCTTAATTATAACGCTCTGGACTTTGGCTCTGCCGAATCATCGCCTGACGCTATTGTTGTTCCAATGGTCTACAAAAACCAGTTGTTTATTGGCGGAGAGAATACATTAGAGGCGTTCAACAATATCGGGGGCGCAGACTTTCCCTTTGAGAGAACAGGTCTTTTTTTAGATGAAGGTATACAAGCTCCTCTTTCAGCCATTGCTACTGAAAATATGGTTATGTTTGTTGGCGGGGGCATTAATGAGGGGCCAGCAATATGGGCCTTGCAAGACAACTTCACAGAGAAAGTATCTACCAAAGCCATAGACTCAATATTGCAGAGACTAACCGCGCTAGAGCTATCTAATGTGTTCTCGTGGTCATACGGGCAGTCAGGACACTATTTTGTTGGATTTGTCTTGCCAACAACTACTCTGGTTTTCGATGCTTCATCTGGCAAGTGGCATGAGAGACAGTCAAGAATCCTACAGCCTAGCGGAGCATTCGATAACTTAACGTGCAGGATAACTTCTGTGGTGTCTGCCAACAATAAGTTATTTGTTGGAGACTCTCAAGACGGGCGCATAGGTGTGCTTGATGAGGATGTTTATACTGAGTATGAAAGCGAGATTTTGCGTACATTTTCAACTCAGCCGTTCCAAAATAATATGAAGCCATTCTCAGTGCCATACTTGGAGCTGACAGTTGAATCTGGCGTGGGCAACACTGACGCACCTAATCCTCTGGTAAGCCTCCAGCAATCCCGTGATGGCGGAAAAACTTACTCTGATGAGCGATCCAGATCAATAGGAAAACTCGGTGAGTACAACAAGAGGGCCATCTGGAGGCGCAACGGTCGCGCTGCCCGGTTTGATGTGTTCAGATTTGTTATGTCTGACCCGGTTAAGTGTGTGTTTATTCAGCTAACCGCGCAGATTGAGGGAGTCTAACTGTGGCTGACTTAATCAATGTCGCAACCCCGATAGTTGAGGATAACAGGACTATTACCAATGAGTTTAGGGATTGGCTGTACAGGGTACGCAATTCAGCAGCAAAGGCATACTCCAGTTTTTATACAACAACTGGCGGCATTACGGCTATTGCGGCAACGCCATTACAGTTGGTTATTGGCTCTACGCGCATCAATTCTGGAGAATTTTCTCTGGCATCGAATGAAATAACGGTCAACAAAACAGGCAACTTTGACATCACGCTGGACTGCTATCTGAACAGCAGTGGGGTAGCCCAGAGCGAATACAGCGTGTATTTAGAGATTGATACAGGCAGCGGTTGGTCTGAGGTTACGGCAAGCCGGGCGGCTACATATCAAGGCGGCAATGATTCGGGGATGTCTTTATCCATTAACCTAGTCATGGCTGTTGCAAGCGGCAGCAAGTTTCGAGGTAGCGTGGTAAGGACAGACGGCAGCGGGACAGCAGGCTATCAAGATGATAATGGTACACGCTTTAGTTTAGTGGAGGTGTGATGATAGGGTTTATCACAGGCTTGCCAAGAAGCAGAACGAAATGGTTTGCTGACTACTTTGGCGGCCTTGTGCCTTCATTCCATGAGCCGCTAAACGGTATGCGCTCTAAAAATGAGTTCTATAATCTGGTGAAGTCGGGTTGTGTTATTAGTGACTCAGGATTGTTTTTAACTGATTTCCAAAAGCGGTTTTCCGATGTCCCTACAGTGATTATTGAAAGGAATGCAGAGGATGTGTTTGAGAGCCTTGTGGATTACTTTGAGGATCAAGAGTTCCCGCGCCCTAGCTGGAAGGTCACGCTAGAGCATAAAGCCGAAATAGACAAGATAAAGGGGCTGAGAATACCCTTTGAAAGCATTAACGACAGGCTAAAGGAGATACACGAACTTTTTAACATTCCCTTCAGCCAAGACTATGCCGATAAGATGACAGTGCAGAATCTACAAATACCTGTGCTTACTACCGATGTCGAGAGTTTTAAAGTGTGGCGGCAGATATGAGGCAATTTTCCAAGATATGCGACAATCTTGATGCTTCTTCTGCTATTGCAGAGATTGCAGCCAATGACCACTGGTTTGGCGAGCTGACTCAAAGGGCAGACGCGCAGAGCAGCCCACACAGGGAAATGCAGGATATTTGGGTAAGATATGCCGATGTCTCTGAAATGTTGATAACAGGCGATTTTAGCAAAATATCAGAGGAGCATGACTCTGTATGGCTCAAGGACATGCCTGCCGTGAAAAGCCTCTGCTTCGAGGTTATGGCACTGGTTGATGGGGAGAGGCTAGGAGGTGTTCTGGTGACTAAACTTCCTCCGGGCGGGAAGATATGGCCTCACAGGGACACAGGAGGCTGGCACGCTGAATATTATGATAAATATTACATTCCTATACAGAACAAGCCGGGGTCTATTTTTTGCTTTGAAGATGGCGTTATAGAGCCTAATATGGGTGAGCTGTGGCAGTTTGACAACAACCGCATTCATTGGGTTGAAAACAACACAGATGAGGATAGGATCGCGATGATTGTCTGCGTAAAGCAAGACAAGTATAACCGTGGCGGGGAGCTGGCGGCATGATACACATTGTTGGTGATGGCATTATTCCAGAGGCCCAGTGCATGTACGATGTGCGTGATGCCCTTGAGTTTGAGCAGGATGTCTACCTGCTGTCACATCTCGCCCCTGTTCTTGGTATTGAGATTAAAGGCAAGGTTATCTATAACATGGAGCCATTGTCAGATGATTGCAGGTCATTTAGCGTTGGGTATCTCGATGTATTGCGTCAAAACACTGTCATTGATTACAGCCAAGAGAATGTTAAATACCTGAAGACATTAGGTATCCGCGCCTTCTATATGCCATACGGCTATCATGATGGGCTAGTTCGCCCTGTAGAGGAAGAAAAGACAATAGATGTGCTGTTTGTCGGGAGCTTTAACGCTCGCCGTTCACGGCTACTTGATGGCCTTGCTGGGCTGGTATGGGTTACAGGCGTTTATGGTGATGACCTTGATAGAATGGTTGCTAAAGCAAAGGTGGTGTTGAACATACATTACAGCGACAGCCATCCTCTGGAGGTTGCTAGGATCAACTACTTAATGGCAAACCATTGTAATGTAGTGTCAGAAAAGGGAAACGATAAAGCTCTTAATGACCAGTACGCTGAAGGTCTGCACTTTTGTGAGGAAGAGTCGATTAAAGAGGTGTGCCTGTTTGCAGTTGACAACGCTATTGACGGTCAGGCATGTATTAAAAAAATCCCGCAGGACTGCACATCAGCCCAGCAATGGTTAAACAGTATTAACAAGGAGAACACACTATGCCGTGGACAGCAGCAGCAATAGTAGGCGGGAGTTTACTTTCATCGCGCAGCGCAGCAGCAGGCGTAAGAGCGCAGGAGAAACAAAACGAAAGAAGCGAGGCGTTTATTCGAGAGCAGGCTATTAACGCTCGAAATGATGCGGTTCCGCTATACAACGCAGCACAAGAGAACCGGGGTATTGGCACTCAGGCTGCCCTTGATGTTTTCGAGGAAACTGTGCCAGAGCAAGGCAGGCTTTTTACTGCGGGAAATATGGCGGCACAAGGCACAATGCTGGCGGGATTACAGCAGAGCAATAATGCAATACTTGGAATGCCAGTTGATTACAGCGGTTTACAGCCTCAAGAGTTTACGCCTAACTATGGCTTCCTTGAGCAAGGTCTTCCAGAGTTTTCAAACCCAGAAATACGCCAGCGATTAAACGCTGGAGATGCTGTAGGGCTTAACGGGAATGTTGTTACAAATTCAGAGTTAAAGGCGCAGCAGGACGAGGCCCAAGCCATTGCAGACGCTCAAGCTGCTGCCGAGGCTCAAGCTGCTGCCGAGCTGTCTGGCTATGGTTGATGTGGATCGCCGTTAAAAAATGTATTTATATTAGGTGTGGATTTACTAGGAGTATATAAGAATGCAATACAGCAATAACTGGGGTGGGCCGCAACAACAAGGTCAGCAAGGAAACTATCAGCCACAACAACCGCAACAGGGTTATGGTATGGGCAGTCGGGCTGGCTATTATGGGCAGCAGGGACAAGGGATGCCATACGGAAACAATGTTCGTCCAACAGTGATGCCTCCGGGTCAAGGGAATCAATGGCGCGGCCAAAGACCTACATTTGGCAGTGGCAATGGGCTGAGAGGCAATAACAACCCGATGGCTAACATTGACTGGCAAAACCAAAATCGACCAAACCCTTACGGAGATGTAAGTAAGTGGGATGCTAATGCTTGGCAGAATATGGTTGGTCAAGTTCAGCAAAATCAGCAAAATGACCAAGACTTTGGGAGTCCGGGTTCTCAGATACGGGCGCAACAACAACGTGGCGGTTATGGTCAACCCGGTAGCTACAACGATAATAGGATGGCTAACCGGCAGATGATGCAGCAGCAAATGGCATACCGTCAAATGATGCAACAGCAACAGCAGATGCAACAACAGCAGATGCAGCAACGTGGCGGTTATGGTCAGCAGATCGCCAACGCCATGACTGGCAGTAGTGGTCGAGGTAATTATGGTCAACAGCGGCAAATGATGCAGCAGCAGATGCAACAACGAGGTGGTCAAGGCGGTTATGGCAATGGCACAAACCGAGGCATGGGATTGCCGGGCGCGGGAGGATATAATCGCAATAGAGGCCAAGGCATGTCACAAAACGATGTTGGTCGCATGGCTTCTTTAGCTGCATTATCTGGAGGTTTTTAACATGCAGTATTCTTACAATGGGCAGCCGCTTTACCAAGGTGGATACCAGCAAACAGGCCAGTATGTCCCAATTAATGCTGGCGGGATCACAACTACCGAGCAGGGCTATACGCCACTAACGGGTCTGATTGGCTCTGAGCAAGCTCAGTCACAAGCTCTAGGGGCAATATTAGGCGGTGCTGGCGGCGGCGGGTATAGCAATAATATTAGCTACTCTGACCCAACAATTAACCGCACCGGAGAATACCAAGATATTCAGGATTCTCTAGGTAATTATGTAAGCGCAGGAGAAGGTGCATTGGGCTTGCAGGGCGCTCTATCAGGCGCACAAGGGCAGGAAGCCTTTGATGCAGCCTATCTTGATTCTCCTGTTCAAGCATTTTTAAGGGAGCAAGGTGATCGTGCATTAACGCGAAATGCCGCAGCTACCGGCGGCACACAGGGCGGAAATGTGCAGAGAGAGCTTGTTCGATACGGTCAAGGAATGGCTGGCAGTCAACTTCAGCAGCAGATTGATAACCTTGCTGGCATGTCTGGTCAGGGGCTTTCCGCTGGAATTGCTCAAGGTTCAAATCTTGGAAACATGGAGCAGATAGAGGCCAGCCTCTATGGAACAAACATTGGCTCGCAAACAGATATGGCAACAACTAATTCTACTAATGCAGCCAGAAGCCGTGACGCTATAAACCAGCTAATCTACGGGACAGGTCAAAGCATAGCCCAAGGCAGAATGAATGCTGGTGCTGGAATGGGGAGCAATATCTACGGCACAACATCTGCGCTGGCAGACCTGCAAAACAACCAAGGGTCTGGGCTGTCGAATATTGTCGGCACTGCTGGGAACAATCAGGCGGGGCTATATACTCAGCTTGGAAACAATAACGCGCAGTCACAAGAACAGTTGGGCGTAAATTTAGGTAATTGGCAGACAGGTTCAGCCGGTCAGGTTGGAAACCTTACAGGGGTAGGCCAGTTCCAAGGCAATGCTATGGATGCTTATGGCAACTTTCTCTCAGGAGCAGGCAACGCTTACAATGCTTGGCAGAACCGTCCACAGGCTCAGCCTCAGACAGACTGGGGGACGGCTCCTTCAAGCGGCATTTGGGTTGAGCCGTGGCAAAGCTACAATTCTAACCCCGGCGGGTCGATGGTAAGCTAACAGGAGATTAAAGTGGAAAACAACAATCAGGGATGGATAGGCGATGCTCTATCTGGAATGGGGGCAGGACTTTCTGGCAAGGGTGTCCAGTGGCAGCAGGCTCAGACTTTAGCCAAGCGAGAGAAGAGAGAGCTTGACTTGCAAGAGCAAGAAATGCGCGTTAAGGCAGGCTTTACTGACCTAATAACCAGAAAAAGCATGGCCGATGCCGGTGATTGGGGCGGGGTTCTTAACCAGCTTCAAAGTCGCTATGAAAATCTCCAAAGCCTGACACCAATGCCGGGCGGCAGTGATGATGATACTCGCATACATCTCCAATTAGCACAGATTGCAGTAGGTGACGACCCTGCCGCAATGGAGGCTAGGAATCAACTTATGTCTGGAATGACTAGAGGCATGGAGCTAGGAGTAGGCTTAGGTTATTTGTCTGGCACAACTGAAAACAAAATGCAGTTTGGTGATAGCCATATCTTCAAGGATACAGAAAACAATCTGTTTCAGGGTACGCAAAGACGCAACCCGCGCACCGGAGAGGTTGAAAGTGTTTTGTCTCCTGTTGGGCATAATAGCCCTCAAGTTGGTCAGCTTTCAAAAGTCGATAATCTGGGGCTAACCGCAGCACAAGTTGTGCAACAGGCGGGAAATGTAGCTGGTGCGACAACAACAGCAGAGCTTGCTTCTGAATTAAAATTAAAACCAAATGTAGAAGCGGCAGTTGAGAAAGCCAAGCAAGGTGTTATTGCCACCTATAAAAACAGAGACCTTGTAAGAAGCAATGAAGTTGTCTTGCAGACATACGATACTGCGATGAATGGTCTGACGGAGGCACTTGGCGGGACGCTGACTGGCCCAGCAGCAGGATGGCTCCCAGCAATAACAACAAGCCAGCAAATAGCACAAGGAGCTGGAGCAATGATGGAACCAATTCTTAAATCAATATTCAGGAACACAGGGGAGGGCGTATTTACTGACAAAGACCAAGAACTTTTGAAAGCCATGCTCCCTGACAGAAAAGATACTCAAGGAACTATTGCATGGAAAATTAAAAGTATGGACGATATTATAAGAAGCAAACTTGGACAACCTAAAAATTCCGGCAACGTCTCTTCGTCTAGGGCCGACAGTTCGGGTGCTGGCGATGGATATGAAATTATAAGCGTGAATTGATAATGGCTACAGCTAAAATAAAAACCCCTGACGGCAGGACAATGACGCTTACTGTGCCAGATGGTGCTACTCAGGATGAAATATTGGCTTTTGCAGCGCAGAACTATCAGCCTGTAGCTAGCCAAGTTAACAGAGGCCCAGAGGGTAGCTTATACGACACTTCCCAAGAGTTCGCGGCCCAGCAGCCCTATGAAACTCCGATAGAGGTGGCTCCACAGCGCAGCATGATGGATCAGATGCGTAGGCTTTATAACAATGTTGACGGGGTTGCAGACGCAACAACAACAGTTGCATCTCTCGGCGCAGCAGAGATTGCAGCAGGATGGGCTGGACTGACGGGGGCCGCAATTGGTCTTGATCCTCAAGCAACATCAAACATTGTTGGTAAGACGCGAAACGCACTTACAAGGGAGCCAACGACAGAAAAAGGACGCGAGTATTTAGCTTCTGCCGGTGAGTTTGTGAAGCCAGCAGCAGAGGTTCTCAAAGGCGCAGAAACTTATCTTGGCGACAAAGGTTATAAAATAGCTGGGCCTACTGGCGGTGCTATTGGGGCAACTATTCCTACCGCACTGCTTGAGGCCGCAGGCCTTGGGGTTGGTCGCCTAGTTAAAAATACTGCCCGTACAGCTAGAAATTTTAGCCGGGCTACTCCTGATGAGGCGCAGCAGGCGCTTCTTACAGCAGGAAAAGAGGCAGATGTCCCAATAATGACTAGCGACATTTTTCCGCCTGAAGGCCAGTTCGGAAAAATTCTTCAAGGCCAATTTGAAAAGCTGGGCATTTTTGGAACTGGCGGGAAAAGGGCTAACCAGCAAGCCTCAAGAGAAAAAGCATTAACGGGCTTTGCCGAGTCAATGGACATTGATCTGGATACGCCTTTTGCCGCCGGGATGGTTGCATCAATCAATAAAACTCTAGCACAAGAGATTAAGGCGGCTGCAGACATGAGGGAAAGGGCTGTAACAAGTCTTGATACCTTTGGGGTGGTTGGGCTAACCAATACCCTCTCTGCCATAGACAGGCAGATTGCAGCACAGGTAAGGCTAGGGCCAAAAGGCAATAAGGCCCATATTCAAAATCTTGAGAACACGCGCAGCGCCTTAGAGGGCGGCGACTTCTCTCTGGTAAAAGACATACGGACAGAGGTTATTTCCGACTTAAAGGTTTTGGAGAAAGCAGAAGATGCTCGCACAGCAGGCTCACTACAGCAGGTGAAATTAGCGATTGATGACGATCTTAAGGCGTTTGCAGTGGCAAATGACAGGGGCGCGGCAGTTGACTGGGTAAAATCTAACCGGGCCTTTGCAGATGCTTATGGCAGGGCAAAGGATACAGAGCTAAAGCGTGTACTAATGAAAGGAGATGCTACGCCAGAAATTCTTATGCCTATTATTAGAGGCGGAAAGGTTAGCGAGTTAAGGCGAATGGCTAAAAGCATGGGGCCAGAGGGCAGAGTATCTGCTCAACGGGCTATCATTCAAGATGCACTAAAGGATAGCAAGTTTTTCCAAGTTGACCAGATGCCTAACCCTGATGCGTTTGCTACAGCACTAAATCGCCCTAATCGCCAGCAAGCTATTCGGGTATTTTTTGATGGCGAAGCAAGGGCGCAACTTGATGGGTTTACTCGCCTGCTTAATAGCACTCGCCGGGCGCAGCAAGGCACATCTTCTCCCAGAACAGGAGAACAGCTTGGCGTATTCGCTACGGGGGCAGGTGGTGTGGCAGTCGTGGCTGCTGACCCAACAGTTGGAGCCGCTGTCATCGCTACAGCATCTGCATTGATTAAAACTTACGAGAGTAAAGCCTTCAGAACATTGATGTTAAAATTATCAAATACGAAAAAAGGATCAAAAGCAGAAAGCCGAATTATGCAGCTTGCCACCACTATGGCTGTGGCGGGATCGCAGAATGCTAAAGAACAACTGCAAGAATAAATGCAGATAACATCAAAACAGGAACAGGAAAATGGCTAGATTTGGAAGTATAGGAACACAGTATTTTGACAATGTTGGTGATCCGCTATCATCCGGGTATCTGTATTTTTATGAGCAGGGTACGACTACCGACAAAACAACTTATTCGGACTTAGCGCAGACAATAGCGAATACTCAGCCTGTCAGGTTGACAGCGGCGGGTCGGCAGCCTGATATATTTTTTACCGGGCTGGCAAAAGCAGTATTACAGGACGGTTCCCATGCTCAGATTAGTGAGACTGACCCAGTAGGTACGGCTGTTGTGGATGACGCTTTTTCTGAGTGGTCGGCAACTGTTGGCTACGGGCTAAATGATATTGTGACTGCCTCAGACGGTTTTTATTACCTGTCCATTATATCGCCAAATTTAAACAAAGACCCTACTGCCCTTGTCGGAGCAGCATCGTGGATGAAGATACAATTTCTTAACATCTACAATACTAGCTATGGATACAATATTGGCGATGTTGTGCTGTACTCCAGCCGCACATGGATTTCTTTGACAGCGGCCAATTTAAACAATCAGCCTGATACAAGCGCGGTCAACTGGAGGCCAATGCGCTCTGATTTGTGGCCCGAAAGTACACCTGTTGTTGCAAACTTTACCGCTGATGTAGGTCGCGGCTACCTATGCGATACATCTGGCGGCGTGTTTACTATGACGCTTCCAGCAAGCCCGGTGAAGGGCGATCAGATAGGGTTTGTTGATTACGGGTCTTCTTTTGCAACTTTCAACATGACAATGGGGCGCGGGGGCAATAAGATTATGAACCTTGAGCAAGATTTGATATGTGATATTGACTTGTTTTCCTCTACCCTCCAATTCACAACTGACAAGGGCTGGATTTTAGTATGAGCAATTTAACGGACTTTTTTGGCAGTGCTGTCATCCAGTCGGAAGTGTTTCTGGTTGACGGGACATGGACTCCTCCTTTGAATATTAACCAATGCTGGGTAACTGGCGGCGGTGGTGGTGGTGGTGGCGGCGGCGGTAGCTGG